CCCTATCAGGAGTTGGCCGCTGACTTCATCTACGAGCATGACCGCGCGATGGTCTTAGCGCCAGTGGGTGCGGGCAAGACCGCCATCACGCTGACCGGCATGTGGGAGATGCTGCGCGATCAGCACGTCAAACGTTTCCTCGTCTTGGCTCCTAAACGCGTCTGCACCGACGTGTGGCCGGTCGAGGCTCCTAAGTGGGCGCCGTTCATGTCGTTGGCCGTGGCCGTGGGCACGCCCAAGGAGCGCGCGGCGGCGCTCAAGTCTAAAGCCCAAGTGGTCGTTACCAACTACGACAACATTCAATGGTTGGCCGAGCAGCCGCTGAACTTTGACGGCATTGTGTTCGACGAGCTGACCCGCCTCAAGAACCCATCAGGCACACGTTTTAAGGCACTTTTAAAGGTCATGGAACCCATGCGTGTACGTTGGGGCTTGACCGGATCGTTTACGTCCAACGGGCTTGAGGATGTCTTTGGGCAGTGCAAGATCATCGACCAGAACCTGCTGGGCCGCGCCAAGGGCGCGTTCATGCAGCAATACTTCGTCCTTATGAACCCCGAGTTTGGCGAGTGGATACCGCGCTTCGGCGCACTTGACAAGGTGATGCACAAAATCAAACCGGCGACTTATGTGCTGGAGCCAGGCGAGTACAAGGACAAACTGCCGCCCTGCCATCACGTTGAGGTGGTCTGCAAGATGGATTTGACGCCGTACAACAAACTGAAGAAAGAGTTTGTGCTGGACACCATCACGGCGGTCAACGCGGGCGTGGTGACGGGCAAGTTGCAGCAGCTGGCGTCGGGCTTCGTTTACGACACCAACAGTGAAGCCTCCGATGCGCCTGGTAAGTTCACTGTAACACAGACACCTGTCTGGTACAGCAGCCATAAGTTTGATCGTCTTGAGGAATTATTACAGGAGAACCAACATGCAAACACCATCATTGCTTACACATACAAAGAAGAACTCGCCGAACTTAAGCGACGATTCAGCGTCACAACGCTTGACGACGACGATGCAATCGCTCGATGGAATGCAGGTAAGGTACGAATCCTTGCCGTGCATCCTAAATCCGCAGGTCACGGCCTTAACCTACAACATGGCGGGCAGCACATGGTATTTCTGTCCCTGCCGTGGAGTCTTGAGTTGTTCGAGCAAACCGTGGGGCGGCTGCACCGTAGCGGCCAGCGGCATGACGTGTGGGTCTATGTACTGATGACAGAAAAAACCGTAGACGAGAAAATCTGGGCGGCGCTGCACACTAAACAGGCAGTATCTGAAATTGCATTGGAGGCACTTAAATGATCGAAATGAACGAGTCTGAAAAAGCGATGGGCTGGCGCAAACGTCAGATGGTCGAGCAGCAAGTCACCGCCCGTCAGCAGGCGTTTCGTGAGATCGCCGCCAAGATTGAAGCAATGCCGTTTAACGACGCGACGATTGACAGTTTTTTAGTTTGGTTGAAGGAACAGGAATGAAACGAATCGAGTTATGGCGCGCCAAGCTGAAGGCTGCAAAGTCTGAAGCCAAGCACAAGCAACGCCAAGCGACAGCAGCAGTGCGTAGTTACAACCGCACGTTTAAAGAAATAGAAAAATTGGAAGGGCAGATCAATGATTTCATGGCGAAAACTAAACAGTGATTTAAGTCTCAAGACTGAAGAACAAGTCTTGACGATGCTGAACGAAGAACGCGCTACGGGTAAGCGCGTCACCGTCCTGGAGCGTTTGCACCAGCGATATAACACTCTGCGCGTCGCTCGTGAGCGTGTGGAACTACTAAAGGAAGCAACCAAATGAGGAATTTTTTTACCCCGCCCAGTGCTGAGATGCTGGCGCTGCGTGAACTAGAGGAGGCCAAGCGCCGTCTCTTGGAGGCTTACTCGTATCGCGAGGAAGCTGAGTGCCAAGTGGCCTGCTATTCGGAGCGTATTGATCGTTTAACGGAGTATTTGAAGCATGTCGAAACCAGTGTCGCCGTTTGAGTGGAAGAAAGAAGTGCGCCCAAGCATCTTCGCCAAAGACCCCTACTTCCGGGGAAACTACAAAGTGACGCCAGTCAAGCACCCGTTGCCACTGTTGCGTAACATCACGGGCAAGATATGACACAAGCTCAAAAAACATTTGAAGCCATCATGGTGACTAGCGGCCATCGCAATTTCACCAAGTCCGAAACCGGACGCTACCTTGTGCCTGCGCTTCAAACGCGCTGGAAATATTTTTTGTTGGGTTGGGAATTGCGAGGTGCAGCATGAATGACAAAGAAAATTGGCCGTTTCCTCCGTATCCATTGAGGGGACAAGCATGACTAAAGACGAAGCATTGAAGCTGTGCAATTACTTGGAATGCAACGATGCCAGCATGGAAGCGCAGTGTAAAGCGGCTGCTTTTATTAGAGAAGCCTTGGCACAGCCAGAGCAAGAGCCTGTGCAAGTATCACCACTTGAGTTTGTCACGATGGTGATGGAAAAAGAACATTTGATTGGCAAGCCGTTGTTCTGGGCTGAATGGCCTAACAAGGAGAAGAACAAATGAAAGTACACCACCTTAAAGATTGGGATGCTACTGCAATGCTCACTCATGCAATAGAACGAATAGCACCAGAGCAGTCCTGTGTTGTGTTGTTTTACGAAGACGATGAACTTAAAACATTGTCCTCTAATGTAGACAATCAACACGCTGTATGGATGTATGAACTGGCAAAGCTAGTCGTATTGCATCAATGTATTACTTACTCGCATGAATAACTATGCTTAGAGATTTTGGGCTAATCATGTTAGGCGTGGCTATTCAAATGTTTACCACTTGGCTTGTTTGCAAATTTAAGGAGCAAAAATGAACACCTATGAAGACGACGAGTTTGCCCGGATCGAGATGGAGCAGCGCATCAGGCAAAACGCCCTGCACGATGAGAACGAACGGCTCGGCCTGTACGATGAGGTATACGGCATCCCGTTTGTGGAACAAGACGAACTTAAAAAACTATTGAGCGGCAATGAAATTCAGCAGACACCAAGCAATACGTGAGCTTCTTCTGGAATCCGAAGACGGCATGACAATCCAAGAGATCGCCGACAATCTGGGCACCGGCTACAAGTCGATCCAGAAGACGATCAAACTCATCTGGGGCGTATACATCGACCGTTGGGCTGTGCCCAAGCGCGGTCAGTTCGCTGCGGTCTATATGTGCGTGCCCGTACCTCCGCACGCTCCGCATCCGACTGAGCGCTACCTACCTCAAACCATGTGGCAACCCCATGCGCCGATTACTTTGTAACCTACTCTGGTGGACCTTCACAGGCTTCATGGGCCTGATGTGGCTGGTGCTGCTGGCGATGCTGATAAACGCTTATGCGTAGGGGCGTGTGCCAGCCTTGTCGATGATCAGCTTGCTTCTACGCGGCGCAGCACCGGCTACGTTGGGCACGCTGATGTGCACCCATCGGTCAAACTCGCGGATGATTTGGTCATAAGGCAAATCAATCAGCGCCTTGACCACCTCGTCCGGCGTCATACCGGGTACACGAATGTCAGCAGCACAGCCGAGCCGATGCTGACTGCTATCTTTAGACCCCACAGCATCATTGATTTGCTTTGATCGGAAAGCCGAATTGACCATGATGGGCTTGCCGCCCAGCGTAGTCTTGACGACTTCCAAGAACTCAGCCAGGCGTTGAAGGTTTGCAGTTTCTGTTTCATTGGGCGTGTTGTCGAACTCGCGGTGGTCTGTGTGCGTGAGTTCTGCAAGAGTAAAATGTGGTGTCATGTCAGTGCTTATGTGAGTTGCCGAAATAGTACGACAGGATCAGCATGGTGGCTGCATCCAGAGAGCCGAGCATACGGATGACGATCTCGCGCATAGCGTCAGGAATGTTGCTGCTTAGTAGCAAAACATTCACGCCAGCCCACAGCAAAAACATACCCACGGCCAGCACCGGCGTGACCATCTTGCTGTACCAAGGCGCTGCTGCGCTGGTGGCAATCTCCAACTCGCGCTTCCGGGCGCTGTCCCGGTCGGCGGCGTCGAGCCTAGCGTATTCCAGTTCTAGTTCAGCCAGCTTCTGCGCGGCCTGTGGGTCACCAGAGATAGCCTTTGCCACGGCCTCGACAGAATCAGATACGCCAAATTTAGAGGCAATAGCACTGACAGCAGCGCCGCCCAGAGGGCCAGCAACGGCGGTAGCCAAAGCAGGCGCAACGCCCTTGAGGAGAGAAAGAAGTTCATCCATATCAGCCTTTCAAAAAGGTAAATAACTTAACGCCGCATCCATCGCACGCTTGGCAAGCGGCTCGGGCAACGCCTTCACAAAATCCAAAAACCACCAAGCACACGCAACATAACAAAAGACCTTAAACCATCGTTTAAAGCCTTCAATAATTTCTTCCATCAATGGCAACCGTACTTGTTGCAGTTCAAATAAAAGTAGATGCCGCCCCAAGCGATCATGCCAAAAAGCAGCAAACCGCCGATCACACCAGCGATCATTTCTACGGTTTCTTCAAGTTCTTTTTTCTTCTTGGCAG